CGCTTTCCTGCATCGGTGATACGGAAGCACGAATCACGGCAAAGGTCCTAGAGTGCCAGCGGCATTCATGGAGTGACGAATTTGATTATTTTTTCCTTCCATGCATCCGGTTGAAAAAATACAGATATGTGATGGATTGGTTTAAAAATGCGGTCCGTGACGCATCAAGTGAATTAGGGCATGAGTTTGATCCTGAGGATTGGGATGACAGGAAATATTTTTATTCCAGGTCCCTGGAAGTAGAGGTTGCCGGGATCCCGCATTCATTTGGATTCGGCGGTCTTCATGGGGCAACGGCGAAACCGATTCATGCAAAAGGTTTGATCCTTCATGTTGATGTTGGCAGTTACTATCCGTCTATGCTTATAGCGTGGAATTTGGTCACTAGAGCGGCTCAAAGACCGGAACAGTACAAACATGTGTATGATACGCGAATGGCCCTTAAAAGGGCGGGTAGGAAGCGAGAACAGGCCCCCTATAAGAAGCTGCTGAATGCCTTGAGTGGGGCAATGAAAGATCAGCATAACCCGGCATATGATCCACGGAATAACAATTGCATGTGCATCAATGGGCAGCTGATGCTGCTTGACTTGATCGAACATTTGGAAGTCGTTCCGGGATTCCAACTTCTTCAGTCTAATACCGATGGCTTGATCATTCAGATCCCCGATACCGATGAAGCCTTTAACCAGGTTGATGATATCTGTTTTGACTGGGAAAGCCGCTGCTCAACAGAGAAGTGCAGCATCCTTTTGGGGCTGGATACAATTTCAGAAATCTACCAAAAGGACGTGAACAACTACTTGTGGATTGATGCGGATGGAAAAGTTGAGCGCAAAGGTGCATATGTCAAAGAACTCAACCCGATTGACTATGATTTACCGATCGTCAATAAAGCCATTGTTGATTACATGGTGGATAAAATCCCGGTTGAACAGACAATTCATGAATGCACAGACTTAAAAGAATTTCAGAAACTTGTAAAACTTTCTGACAAGTATTCATGGGTAGAACATGAAGCCGGTGTCCCAACGCTGATCAGGACGATTCGGCATCGGGACGGCACGAAAACAGAACTATTGTCATACTCACGATCAGAGCGATATAGCTACAAGTCCTACAGGGTGTTTGCTTCCAAAGATATGCACAAGGGCAGGATTCTGAAAGTAAAGACCAGTAAAAAGAAGCCTGAAAAGTTTGGTGGAACACCTGATCACTGCTTTATCTGGAACGACCAAATTGACGGCATAACATGTCCAGATGAATTAGATCGTGAATGGTATATAAAACTTGCAAAAGACAGATTGAAAGACTTCGGGGTGATAGCGTGAGCGGATGGAAAGTTTTTAAAACATATGTGATTGGAAGCCCATCCGGCGATGGAAAAAAACCAAAAGAAAAGGTGAAGGGTCGCGCACATATCCACGATTGGGATGAAGTCCAGGATGAGGATTGCTTTGGTGCGATTCTGCAAGATGACTACGTCGATGTAAGTTTTGATACGCCTGAAATGTTCAGCGCTTTTCTGAACATGGCTGAACAAAATGAATGGCGCTGCCTGGCTCTTCCTTCCACGCACGGCGGGCACACTTATTGGAAAAAGCCGAAGCACAGAATGAAAGGCGGGACAGATGTCAAGCTTGCCGTTGGTTTTGTTGCAGATATTCATCATGGCGGTACCTATATTCCCCTAAGAGTACATGGCAAAGACCGCTTTCCTGCAAGGCGTGACGTCGATCCAGGGGAAGAGTATCAGGAATTGCCGGAAGAATTATGGACCGTCAAAACAGATATGGACTTGTGGGGCGCAAATATAGGAGATGGGCGAAACAGCGCCTTATTCGGTTACATTCTAGTGCTGCAAAAGCTTCAGCTAGACAACGACACGATTAGGCGGATCATTACGAACGCCAATTCATATGTATTTGATACCCCACTTGACCGATCAGAACTGGATGTGATCTTGCGGGATGAAGCCTTTGCCGCACCTGTTTTTTACACGGACACTGGGGCGTTTTTGCAGGAAGAGCTAGCCAGATACTTAGTAAATAACTACCACGTGGTGCTGATTGATAGGCAGATGCACATTTATGTGAATGGTGTGTACAAAGCGGATCCGGAAGAGATCGAACGGATCATGATCGAAGTTATCCCCGGTTTAAAGCGTAATTCCCGCACAGAAACGCTTGCAAGCCTAAGATTGCTTGCCCCAAAAATGGACAAAGCAGATGCCCGGTATATCGCTTTTAAAAATGGGATTTATGATCTTGCTGACCACAAATTGATCCCTTTCACACCGGATGTCGCAGTCACAAACAAGATAGATGTGAATTATGACCCGCAAGCGTATTCCGCGATAGGTGACAGGGTGCTTAATGACTGGTCCTGTAGTGACCCAACAATTCGGGCACTGCTGGAAGAGTGTGTTGGTTATTGCCTGTATCGGGAAAATGACTTGCGGAAAGCGTTCATTTTGACCGGTGGCAAGCGGAACGGGAAGTCTGTATTTCTTGATTGGCTGAAGAACACGCTGGGGGAAGAGAATATTTGCGCCCTGGACTTAAAAGAGCTGTCAGACCGATTCAGTACAGCCATGATGTATGGGAAGCTTGCCAACATTGGAGATGATATTTCAGATGATTTTCTGCAAGGTACCGGGGTTGCACTATTCAAAAAAATTGTTGCCGGGAACCGGATCAAGGCAGAGCAAAAAGGCAAAGATCCTTTTGAATTTAATCCATATGTGAAATTGCTGTTTTCTGCAAATGAGATCCCACGGATCAGAGATTCATCCGGTGCAGTATTGGACCGGCTAATTATTATCCCCTTCGATGCAACATTTGAAGAAAACGATCCAAAGTGCATCCCGGACCTGAGGGGCATATTGAGAAAAGAAGAACAGAAAATGTATTTAGTCAGGGTAGCGATTGAAGGTTTGAAGCGTGTAAGAGACAGGGACGGATTTACAGCGTCTAAGAGAGCCAAAGACCAGCGTGAGCAGTATCGTATTGAGAACAACCCATTGCTAGGATTTATTGCTGATACGGAGATTGATCAAATCGTAAATCATTCCACCAAAGAGGTCTACAACGCATATGTGATCTACTGCAATGACAACGGTTTAAATGCGATTGGGCGTCAGAAATTTACACGTCTGATCAACACTCAACTTGGACTAAAGAGTGCGAACCGTCGTATCAGTGGCAAAGTTATGGCGGTATTTGAGAGGGAATGAATCATGAATGGAATTTTAGTATTAACAGGTTGTAAATGGACAGCAAGAATTTCTATCTATCAGGCTTTCCCAACCACTAAACAGTGGATGCGGAATTTCCACAAGCAAGCTGTTCTCCAGTCAGACAGTGACCCGGTAGAGGTGTGGGAACAAATAAAACTATTTCTCATTTCTGATTGGAAAAGCGCCAATAATGATGCAATTCGTAAAGACAAATTAGACATCGAGAACGAAGAAAAGAATCTTTCGATTGGGAATAAGGAAGATCAGAAAGTAGCTAAGAAACATATTAGAAAACTTAAATCACACATCAAGAAGATGCTGGAAGAAGATTGACAAAGACAGATCAAAGTTACGAGGAGAAGAAATGGACGGACTCATTATAGATTGTTTTGCTGGTGGCGGAGGCGCGTCAACAGGGATTGAAGCAGCACTTGGGCGCAAGGTTGATATTGCTATAAACCACGATCCGGACGCCATTCTGATGCACAAAACCAATCATCCCAACACACTGCATTTGACAGAAGACATTTTCACCGTCGATTTGAAAAAGTATGTGGGCGGAAGGAAGGTTGCGCTGATGTGGGCAAGCCCGGACTGCACAAGCCACAGCAAAGCTAAAGGCGGGCAGCCCCGAAACAGGGGGCTTCGGATTCTTCCCTGGGCGGTGTATAAACACGCCAAAGCAATCCTTCCCGATATCATTATGATGGAAAATGTGGAAGAGATCCAGCAATGGGGACCGCTTGATCATAGCGGACATATCATTCAGGAGGGAGCCGGTGAAGAATATCAAAGATTCATCAAAGCCATGTGTTCGCTGGGGTATGCGTTCGATTGTAAAGAGCTTGTCGCTGCTGATTACGGCGCACCCACGACAAGAAAACGATGGTACGCCATTTTCCGTAGAGACGGAGAGCCAATTTGTTTTCCAAAAGCGACGCACAGTAAAACCGGGGAAGACGGGAAAGCGAAGTGGTTGGAATGCGGGGACTATATCGACTGGTCTGATCTTGGTCATTCCATCTTTGATCGGAAAAAGCCTTTAGCAGATGCAACGATGCGACGTATCGCAAACGGGATTAAAAAGTATATCATCGACAACCCGAATCCCTACATCGTGAAGGGTGATGATAAGGTCCTCGTGTCTTACCTGGATAAGGCATACGGCGGTAATT